TGCTTTTGCTCCCATATTAGTACCGTGTACTGCTCCTGAAAAGAGACAAACAGGTAAATTATTAACATTTTGTACGCCATTGTTTAAAACTATAGCTTGTCCAGTTGCGGGCGTTACGTTAATACCCCCTAAAGATGTAATACTTATTGTTGCTCCTTTAGCAGTTACACTAACTGTTCCCGAAGGAGTAATATTTACATCCCCTGAAGGTTTAATATCTGTATCACCTGTAGGTTCTATAGTAGTTTTACCAGCGGGTTTAATATCTACATTTCCAGAAGGAGTAATATTTACATCCCCTGAAGGGTCTGTGGTAATATCGCCATCTGAATTTAAATCAATATCTCCGGCAGCTTCTATCTTTATTGTACCATCTGATTTTTTTACTGTAATGCGTGTTTTATTGCCGTCATTTTCAATAATAACATCTCCGGTATCTTTATCGTATATTATTGTCCAACCTATTTCTGTAACTATTTTACGTTCTCTTTCCTTATCAGCAACAGCCAAATTATCCTTAGACTTTTTCATAGTCCACATAGTATCTATTACAGAACACAAAGCAAAAGCTGTATCAGGGGAATCTACACCATCGGGAAACAATACAAATACTTTTGCTCCTACAGGAGGAATATCACGTTCTCCAAAAGCTCTATCATCATTTACCCCAACCCACGCTAAACTACGAACTTTAACGTGCCTATATTCCAATCCTACTGTAGATTTAACATCTATAGATACGTCTTCAGAATGTACCCTTTGAACTATTCCCCACACACCTACGAGAGGAAGTAACGCAGATGACCTATTCATAGCCTCTACATTTTGTAAAACGCCTGTTTGTCTGTTAATACCAGAATCTTCAATAATTTCAATATCCATATCAATCACCTGTTAATGAAATAGCTTGTATGCTACGCCCTATTTTACTAATAGGAGACTTCCAACTACCATCTTGATTATATTGTGCCCCTCTAGATAATGATAATACAGTCTCCATAGAGTTGCCATAGGACCAACTATGCGTACTTTCTTCAATATAAAACGTACCATCCAAAAAATTAATTCGTTCCCCTATTCTTGGATTCTTTCCAAGTGTTTTATTCGTATCAGGAGTCATTATTGTTAATTTACCTGAGTAAAAGGTATCATTATGTTCATACCACGTTTTTAACATATTACTTATGTCTTTAATTAATGCACTTGCACTATTAAATTCTTCTACTTTACTTGTATCAAAATATTTAAACTCTACTATTAGTGGTTTAAATCCAAATATACTCCACAAATCTTTATCTATAGCATAATTTTTAGAAGCAGAATTAGCCATCAATATTGCTAGGTTTTCACCTATACCCGCTCCCGGAAGTGTTCCTAAATAAAATGTAAATACTTCGTTGTCTGATCTATTAATATCAAAATCGGTAACTATTAATGAAGGTATATCATAAACAGGCAAATCCTTCCAATCAGAAGCATCAAAGGGAGTTTTTCTAAATATAATGTCTAATTGTTTATGATCTGTATTCCACCGTGCAAATAATTCATTTACGGGGGGAAATAATAAGTTACTCCATATTTGCCATATATTATTACTTCCTACATTATACAAAGACAAAGAAACAGGATACTGAGCTTTTAAATCATTTGATATTCCATTTGTAAAACTTATGAAATAATCTAATATTCCTTTTACACCTTGGACATATCCTAATTGTCCTACTTCTTTTATTAAATCCATAAAATCATCATATATTATTTTAAATACAGGGGCAATTCGCCCTCCTGGTTCTAATAAAGTAGAAAGTTTAGTTATCAATTTTTTATATGCACTTTCTGCTGTATCTCCTGTATTAAAGTATGCTTGATTTAATACTAAAGTTAAAGTAGAAAGAAGCTTTCCTAAACTACCACCGGAGACTATTATATTTCTATTAGGTTTACCATCATTATCCATTTCAGAACTATATCGCATACTTTCTACATAACCAACATATCTAAGTTCCCCAAATTCATAGATAAAAACTAAATCCCTTAATGTAATACGTTCAAGCCAACTTCTTCCTTTAGCATCTACTGTAGGTAAAAGATTTAACGTAAATGGAGAAGCAACTGAACCTAGTGATTCTGAAAAATTGTAACTTATCAAATCGTTAGATACAATCTCATCAATGCCTGCGTCTTCAGTAAAATCTGAAGTAAAACGAATTATCGGTGGTTTTATACTATACATAGGTGCATTATAATCAGGGCGTTTAATTTGAATTTCAAAAACTACTTTCCGTTGAATAAACCGCATTAAAATCTCCCATAAGAATGGATACCATAACCTTTAGGTACATTTATTCGTGTAGGCTTTTTAATCTCTTCTGTATGCTCTTTAGTAGCTGTTTCTAATTTTTCTAATTGTGTTGTTAGATTAGTCAAAGCAGCTGATAACTCATTTAAAGTTATTGCAGAACCACCCTCACTAGTAGATTTTACTGCGCTCTTTAAAGCATCGCTAAGTAACGGATTTTTAGAAAGTAAGGTTTTGTCTTTATCGGATAAACTACTCATCCACTCGGATATTATATTTTCAGCAAAATCACCGGAAGCGCTTGATAATAGAGCATTTATTTGATTTGATTCAGTAAGAGGCAACAAATTTCCGGGAGAAGGTCTACCACCAAGCATTAATAAACTTTCAAAACCCCCTTGAGTAACTTTGTTTACTCTAGCAGTAGCTGCTCTTTGTTCAGCTTCACGCTGTTTTTTAGCTTCCGCTCCCGTAGTTCCTATACCAAAATGTTTATCTATTGCTTTAAGTACAGAATCAAAACCCCCATAAAGACCTGCTTTTATAGGAGTTAATAGTTTAGCAGAGTCCCGTATAGAGGTCATTATTTTTTGTTGTTCTGATAACAATTCCATTTCAGGAGTTTTCTTTAAAGCTTTTGCTTTAGCAGATTCATCTAAAGCTTTTTTAGCTGATGTAGCATCAGGGGCTTTCCATATCTCACTTGCAGTTGTATAATTAACATCATAAACCCGTCGTACCAACTCAATGGCATTGTTTTCGTTTCCGCCAGTCATACCTTTTATTGCATTCTTTATAGCATTAATATTTTTTACAGTAGCCCCTCTTTCTATCTGTTTCATTACATCAATATATGAGCCTTTACCACCTAAAAGTTGTGAAACAGCCTGGTATTTAATAATATCTGCTTGACTTTGTACTCCTGTAGCTCCGGCTATAGCCATATCCATTTTATTAAACAAGCCCAAACCGTATTGACCTTGATATTGCCTTCCCATGCTCCCTATCCAAGACTGTACAGCATTTACAGAGGCAACATTTTTAATAATTCCTCTGCTTACACCTTGTTCTATCATTTGAGATTGAGCTTGTAAAATCTCACCTAATTGCGCTCTACTCATACCTAATTCTTTAATTTGCCCCGCAGCATAACCCATTATTCCGGCAGCCCCACCACCTTGCAAACCAAAGCGTAAACCTAAACCCATAAAACGGGATAACGTACCTGTATCTGCTCCGTAAAGTCTGGAATAAGTCATTACATCAGTTGCAGCCCTCCCTACTGCTGCCCCACGCCCTCCAGCAGTCGTTAAAGCTCCAAATATAGCTGCTCCCTGTTCAAAAGTCATTCCCAATTTTGAAGCTTTAATACCAATGTCATCCATTACTTTGCCAAAGTTTTTGGAAGTTTCTTTACTGGTATTACCTAATTGATCTAACTGTGCTGTAACTTTCATTACAGTGTTTATTTGTTTTTCGTATACTTTCTCTAAAGCATTTCCAGCATAACCCACCCCTGTAGCTGCTAACAAACCCCCTCCAATATACTTTCCTATAGGACCTAATCCTTTAATTATACTTGCTAAAGTATCACCTACACCTACTCCGGCGTTTACAACATCACCAGTTGTCCCTAACCCTGCTACAGTGCTACCTGCTGTTCTAAATAATGATCCTGCATTTGGTAAACCAGAAAAACTATTTTTAGTTTGAGCTTGCATTCGTTGTATGCTACCGTGATATTTATTAATTCGATCTGCAAATTCTTTATATTGTGCCTCTATACCGCCTAAACTTAATGCCTTTTGCATATCCGCACTTGCATTTGACATATTTCTTAAAGCATCTGCGGATTCTTTGGCAACCTGCGGAATATTAGATTGCATAGAAATGTTTATACCAACTGTGTTAGAAGCCATTATGTATTACCTATTAAGTCTTTTTTAAGTTTTTCAATGTCAGCGTCAGTGTATCCCATATTTTTTAATATGTGTACAGGAAGCCCTTCAAGTTTAGCTTCTTTCTTTTTAGATTTGTAATATGTTTGTTTCAATGTAGCGTCATCAGGAGTATTTAAAAAGTTTACAAGTAATAATTCCATTTGCAAATCGTTTAACTCCTTAAAACGTTTATCCGTTGGTAATACCCTGAAATGCTCCATCACCCACAGTTTCAGTTTTAATTCTAGCTTTGCCGATTTTAGCAGTTCCATTGAAATGGGATTTTTCAATCTTTTTTTGTGTTTCTTGATAAAAGTGAAGATACCTCCTATAAAGGAAGCTTATTAACGAATCATCGGGGCAATCTTCGGCAGATTCTAATTTATTCCACCAATCAGGGGCTTTTATTATAACTGTATCCAAAGAAGCGTACACCCTAAATTTCATCAACATATCTGAACTAAATTGATTTTCAGGGTACCCATCTAATCTTCTAGCTATTTCAATTTCAATATTACGTATATCCTTTGGTAAAGGTAATGCAATAACAAAAACACCCCTCTTTGTTTTTATTTCTTCTGTTATTTGCTCTCCATTCAAGATAGATTCTAAAACATCTTTTTTCTCCGGCATTCTTTTTTCTCCTTCATATTATTTAACTTATTTTATCCCGTTTAAGTGCTAAGAACCTTATATTTTCAATCACATAGGCGTTAGGTGATACTTGCTCTCCATTACTAGCAACCACTACTCCGGTAAAACTACGTATTACTTTCTGTGTAGCTGTATTAACAAACGCTAATTGGTCGAAGTTACGTCCTTTTCCGTCTAACTGAACATCGTCTCTATACGGAAGCAAATCCTCTATAGTTATTTCACCCCCATCTGAATACAATGTATTTTTTGCCTCCGGTACAAACGCTGATAATGTAATAGAACAAGTATACCCTTGAGAATCAAGCGATATTGGTCCTAAGTGATTTAATACCCCTGCTTGCTGTATGTTCCAATCTTCGTCGTAGCTACAACCCTGTGCTAATCCTAAAGCTCTTAACTCACCATCTACTTTAATCTGAACTTGAACCCAACTCCCACCGGCGATTAATTTTTCTGCCATAATATTTTATCCTCCTATACCTGTATTATATTTCATATTACCATCCTATGCTGATGTACTTGCAAATACGTGCATGTGGCTTGTTAAGAACATAAAGTTAGCGGGGGGCGTTAGATAACAATCATAATCAATCTTAATTACGTCCCCTATTATTGTCTTTTTATATCCCCAATAAGGAGGCGTTCCGTTAAACAAACCTAAATCATTATATGCAGATAATTTACCATACACTATTGCATCCACCTTAGACAATAAAGTATTACTCATAGCCTTCCCAACAAAAGACCGTTCTATTTCTGTACGTAAATCTCTAGATACAAATAAAGCTTCTCTCATCATAGAAAATTCATTACGTGCAAGGTCAGCACCTTGATACGTTGTTATTGTCCTTCCTGTAACAAATCTACCATCTTTAGTTTTGATTCCCGGGCAAACCCCATTTTTAATTAATGTTTCAGCTTCTGTAGGAGTCAAAGTCTTTTCCCAGTCGAGTACATCTACAGTTTTAGCTGTATGTGGTTCATTAATAGCTAATGCAGCCTGTGCCCCCAAAAGTTTAGCAGCATAGTAAACTCCAGCCCATGTTTTTATAACAGAAGGATTATCGTAATCATAGTGTTTAAACCCAGGATACGCAAGCATTCCATATTCAGAAGCAAGGTTTTTAGCCCGTGTTATTGCTTGTTCTATTGTTTCACCTGTGGCAGTTCCTAAAATAAACTGTCTCTCCGCTTTTCCAGTAACGCTATTCATACTGGCACAATGTGTTTTAATAGCATTGTGTACACCGGAATCTGCCGTAGAAGCTCCTATAAACTGAATATCTTCCATTTCTGCAAGCCCTAAAGAAGTAGTCCATTCAGATGATGTATAATCACCATCTATAGCTCCTGAAAAATAAACCCAATCAACGTCATTATCCGGTACTATTCTAGATGCAGCTCCTGAATGAAATATAGCAGTATCAATCCAAGGAGATGAGTTCATAACATCTATCAAAGCCTGTAAATCACTATGTACCGTATATGCACTAGATTTTATATCCTGTGAAGTTACGGTATCTAATTCTGTAGTTTTATCAAAAGGCGTTCCTGTAATAACAGCAGCCGTATAATCTGTTTGATCGTTTATATAGTTTACTAAATCTTCTATTGTAGGAAAAGAAGCAAAAGCAATATCTAAATCACCGGATGCATCTACTGTAGTAGTTAATTTTGTTAAAGTAATATCCATAGTTACAGCACTTCCACTACCAACATACTGAATACTAAAACTCTCTTTTTCAATATTATCATGCACTTCATCTGCATTATTCTGAAATTTAACAGTCCATTTTTTACCAGAACTTGTACCATCCTCTAGCTTGGCTTTTAACTGGTTTGTATGTAATCCATAATCCCATGCAGTAACATCTATTACAGGATTACTAGAAGCTTTTAATTGCCGCGTTGCCTGTGTTCCTGGATTAACTCTCCATGCTCCTATTTTCTGTGGTACAAGATTACCACCTACCGCAAAAGCATGTCTTACAGCATCCAATAACGCACCTGAGCGAAGCGTATCAACAGCTTCTGTAGGACTTCCAAACCAATGTATTGTATTAGGCTTTCCACCCCTACAATCTCCAAAGATAACTACGTTGGAAGCACTTACTAAACCCCCTGTACCCTTTATAAAATCTAATCTTGAATACCCACCAGGTAAATAATGTTGACTCTGTTGGCCTCCACTTGAAAAAGTTGCAGCGTTTACACCCATTTATATCCTCCTACTATACCAATTTTCTATTTAAAGCTTTTTCTACCAATGCATCCCACTCTTTCACGGTATGCATTTCTTTCATTCTAAAAGCACCTTTTAAAAAAGATAATTTATAACCATTTATAATTCTCTTTGCCAAATATTTAGTTAAATAAATTTTTGGTTCATGCTTTATTTCCTCTTTTTTTTCAACTACTTTTAATTTATTCATTTTCTTACTCATCTCTATGCACCTCCTTTTCGGAATGTGTTACAGAGGAAAAAGTAGTTTGGTCATCCATATCTATTCTATATTGTGCTACAACATAGTCTAAAGGAAACCGTATCATACCTCCGTAAATAATTTTACCAAAATCAAAGTTGTAGTTACCACTCTTTTCTCCACTTATTTCATTCTCAATTATAATTATATCGTACATTTGCTTAATTGTAAACCTTTGTACTCCCATCAAGAAGTTTATCACTAAATCATACAATCTATTTTTAACTTTAGGATTCAAAGACCATACCTCGCATACTAAAGAAGCTCTTCTATATTGTCTAGCTCCTCGTGCCCATAACGTTTCACCTCCCTGTGTAGCTGTGTCTAAAGCAGATAAATCAGAATCAGAGATGATATATAAACTCCGATTAGTTTTTATATCATTTATTTGTGTAGAACTTATTTCAAAATCTTTTATTAATATAGGTATGTTTATTTCTGGATTTTTCATATCAGATTCCATCACTAACGTTATGGAAGGAAACAAACCTTGCGGAAGTTTAGTACCATTAATCTCTGATTCCATTAAATAAACAAAAGGATGTGTACCACTTACTCTTACATTTCCAAAGTTTTTATAAATATCTTTAAACTTTACTTCGCTTGTTAAATAACTGCGTAAACTATTAATTAATATTTCTTCTATATCCGGTACGTAATTAATATTGTGTATCATTTATATCCCCAAATCCTGCTTTATTGCACCCTGTAACATTTCCGTCATTATTGGTTTCATAGTACGCATAACTGCTTCAGTTAAATGCAAACCCTGCCTTGCGGGTTGTATCCAATGAGATGCTGGCGAGTTTACACTAATAACTCTAAAGGTAAAGTATGCACTTCTTATTTCTTTCTGTCCAGAAGGCACTCTCATAACTACCATATTTTCCAAGTTATCCATACCTGTATTTACAAAACGAGAACCCCAACTATACGTATTGCGCGGTATTAACTCTCCCCTAGCATTTACTTGTTTAATTTTCTTTTTAGCAATATTAGAAACAGTAGCTTCTCCTGCTTTGATTAATTGTCTCACTTTATTATAAACTTCTTCTGGCATAGGCGCACGTAAAGAAGTAGGTATCCCATGTCTAAGAGGAATTATTAAGTAGGGATCGCCGGCTTTTCTAATTACTCTCCCATGCCGTTTTACCGTCTTTTTTACTACTCTTGATTTATTACCATAAGGATGTGTCTTTTTCATATCGTATTGTTTAGTACCCCTTTCCAAATAATCAGCTATAGGTGAATCACTAAATATAGTATAATGAAATGGCGCCAACATTCTAACTTTAATGCTTCTGGCATATCCCCCCGTAGGATGTTTTATCTTCCTTGCCTGCCCAGGTATAGGTGCACCTAAAGCATAAGATTTCCATGTAAATGCAATCATATTGGAAACAGCTTTAAAAGCTTTATAGGTTTTAGGCAATACTTTAGAAGCCATCATTTCCAAACCTGCAAAACTTTGAGATAGTATATCGTTAGTAACTTCTATTTTAACGTCCATTAATAATCCACCCTTCCTAAAGGTCTGTCATCTCGCCTGTTTAATACATCATAACGTTTTAATGTAACCCGCTTAGGAAATATTTTGTCTTCTGCATACCGTAAACTAGGTAAATCATCCAATACAACAAAAGCAGGATTATAGGTATAAGCCACAGAAAACTTATCTACAGGTACAGTACTATTAAACTTTAATTTATTATTCTGTATTATAGTAACATCATCAATAACCCCGTTAGAATCTTGTACTCTCAAAATAGAAGCTACATGAAAATTAGGTAATGTAAAAGTAGTTTCTCCACTATTCAGATTACCCACTACAGATGTTTTTTGTTCTGCGGTTAATAAAGAAATCAAATCTCCCGCCCCTACAGGTAACAAACCGTAAAAAGTAGCTGTTAGATTTATCTCCTCTGTAGGAATGTCTTTAGCCTCTACTTTTTGTTTAGGGGTAATTCCAACAATTAAAAATCGTTCAGGTTCTATATATTTACAAGTTACGCTAATTACATCCCCTGAATCCACTGAACTATCAGTAAGTATCATATCTTCCCAAAAAGACACCACGTTAAGGTCTATATCTTTTGTATCATTATGTACATTTATTACTTCTGTAACTTCTCCTTTAAAATCACCATATAATACAGAAATAGAAGGAACGTTAACTCTAATTAAGCCGTTTCCTAAATATGTTCCACTTCCTGTGTAATCTCTTCGTAAATCTGCAATATAGTCCACCCATAAAATTGAATAGTTATACGCAGGCGAACTCAATGTTATTTCTTTGTTATTAAAAGTAGAATAACTGATTGTATCATTGTTCAATCTAACCAGTTTATTAATATTTCTTATATTTTCAGTGGTAGTAACTATCGTATTAGATTTAACAAATGTCTTTTCCACCACTCGTTTAAATATTAAAGGATAATAAATAGAACCTTTGCCATAGCAGATATTGCAATTAGGATCAGGTCTTCCCATATCGTCTACACAAAAACAAGTTAAAGCACTGTACCACCTAACATATTGAGCATGCCTTTGTATAGCATCTTCGTAATTAGAAGGTGTCTGAAAAGTTTTAAATTGCGAACTATTACCTGCCATTTTAACTTCCTACAAAACTCATGGGAAAGCCTCCAAATTTGTACCTGTTACGTTTCAACCATTCAGTAATTTCTTTCTGATATTCTGCGATTCTCGCTCCAAAGTAAGCGCTTGTAGCACTTTGTGTAGAACTAAACGATTCACTCAAACCATCTAAACTTATACTTTGACTAGAAAAACCTGCCAATAAACCATCTCCTACTACTGCTAAAGCTTTAATAGTAGCATATTTTCCTATAACCGCCCGCAAAGACTCTGGTACATAGTCTGCTGTAGGATACCCTGTAGTATAATCTATTTTAAAACCACCCGGATACCTGCGCCCTGTAGCCCTTGACCAAAATGGACCATATATTGAAAATGGACCATACGGCATTCCCCCTTTAGGGTATAGGTTAATCTGCCCTGTTTCTTTTTTTAACCTTAACCAATTAGCTTCTAGCATGTCCATTATTTTACCATCTACAACAGAATACCATACCAAAGAATCTACAGATATAACAGGAAAATGCCGTAATTGTATAAATCCAAAATTATCCCATTGTTTATAATCAAAATCATAAGGGTCTTCTTCGTGTGTATAATCAACACCTTCCCTCCATATAGGACTACGTGTTAAAGAAGCAGAAGGTTCGGTTTTATATATTTTTTTTCTAATATCAATAGTGAGCAATATTTCAAATTCACTCAAAGCTTCATCCACTATCTGTTTAAACTGTTCATCTGAAAACTCTGTTTTAGCAATATCACTTCCTACACAATCTATTCCAAACAACATAGTATAGCGCATATCATCCGCAGTGTATAGCTCCCCCCATTCTCCATTAGGTGCTTTATAATTTCTAAAAGTATAACCTATCTTATCCTCTTCTGTTTGACCTTGCCGAGCATCAGATAAATCACTCTCTGCTAACGTAGAAGAATTAAAATAAGACGTTTTATACCATTTTGTGTTATCACCTGTAGAATCGGTAAAATTATATATGGTTGTTTCCGGGATTAAATTTAATCGTGTTGCAGAATCTGTTATTTCTGTATATGCCCCACCTTCAGAATCCGCTCTATAAATTTTTATTTTATCATAATAATTTAAAACATCTAATATATCTGTAACTTGTATGCTTAACTTTACCATTTCTACTCCTCTATTCCTAATATAATAGGCTTCAAGTCTAACCCAGTATTTGAAATATTAGGTATTAAATCATCCCAACTACTATACACTATTCCTTTAAATGCTCCTATTTTAATTATAACACTTTTATCGGAGTTTAACATAGTCCATATGTTTATATCTTTTAGCCCCATAGAACTCAAAATATTAGATGTATCTAAATAAGTTGCAGTAACTTTACTTAATTTAATAGTTATAGACTCCCCTATAGAGGGTTTCATAGGCAATTTATTTATAAGAAAAGTACCTTTTTTAATTACTGCACTAAGTGTTTCTATAGTAAACGGACTGGAAGGTTTAGTTGTAATTATTTCACTTAAATCGTAACTAAATTCCAAGATAACAGGAGTATAAAAAGGTGCAAAACCTGTTCCTAACCCCTCTGTTATTAATAAATTACTATCTACAAAACCATCTAATATTATACTCATACACGTTCTCGTTTATATACATTAGTTTCAGTTGGTACACCATTTTTATCAAAGAGATTAAAACGTGCAATTTCTGTAGTATTATCTGCTTTATAAAATATTTCCTGATTATTCACTATTTCCCTTTTTCCCGTTGCTTCATCATAGATAAATTTAATTTCATCTATATAATAGCCTACTCTTAATTCTCCTACTGCTAAAAATCCAACTATAGCAGAAACACTAGTAACTTCGAAGTAATATACATCATCATTTAATCCACTTGTATCAAAATCATAATAATACCACCCCGGTTTGTTTGTACTATCTTCCTCTGCCATAACAATAGTAGCTGTATTATCTTGCCACATTGAACCAGTATAAAAATACCCATCTGATTTTCTATACAATTTCAATAAAACATCTGTTAATCCTGTTAAAGCATTGCCAGAATCATCATATATAAATACCCTTATTTTTTCAGTATCGTCCTTACCTATTCTAACCATTATATCGATTCCCCTAATTTATTTCGTATAAAATGGAAATGAACTTCTATTGCTCTTGCGTCTTCTCCCAACGTATCTTGAGCATCTGTAGCCTTTCTAAAAAGTTTAATTGCCATAATGTCATCGTGCTCTAAATTCAAATGAGATATTTTCTCTGTAAATACTGTTGTCTGTAAATTACCTGCAAGATGATTACCACTACTTGCTTGAGTTAGTGTATAAGTTGTTCCGTTTACAACTTCACCTGCCTTAATTGATGAATATTCAAGACCCCATACAACAACACCATTATCTACGTTATCGTGGAACCAATCTATAGATACTTCTATATCAGTAGAATCATCCCATCTATAATTTACATGTTCCTCTGTAAAAGCTTCTTCTTCAGAAGAAGAATTAAAATCTAACGTTTGAAATAATCCCTCAAATCCTGTACCAGGTTGTTTAACATCTCTAAACTTAAAACTTTCGGCATTTAAATCTAAATGAAGAGTTACCCTTGCCTTTCCAACCAAAAATATATTTCCATTATTGGTAAAATATGTATAATCATTAACACTACCAAATTTTTGGTTCTCTATATTTCCTGTTATATAACCCCATTGAATTAATTTACGTATATTACTTAATATCATCTATTATCCCATACATAACTCCAGTAGACTGAAATACAGTTCCTGTATTATTCACATAATATACCACCTTACACAAAGGTAAACCACAAATAGAACAAGTATCAATAAGAAGACCATTAGACAAATGTTCAACTGCACCATACACAGAACAATAACGCTTCACAGCGACTTCTTTATACACTTCTTTATTAATTTCCATTCTTGCCTCCATAAGTAAAAGCAACAGCTACCCCTACCAATGACCACCACTCTCGACCCACATCTATACCTAGATAAATGGATATGCTTACCATTATTAATAATGATACAGTTATACTTCCTTTTACAACTTCACCATAAGCCGGCATTATAATTTTAACCTCTGGAAACATACCCATAAAAATATAAGTTAAAATAGCAGAAATAATAGTCCACATTTCTTTAGGTATTTGAATCAATGGTTTATGAAATTGACTCACTGCCATAGTGATTATAATTATAAATGCCCCAATTATCTTAAACCACGTCTGTATCTTTGTTGCTGTTTTATCCATAATAACTAAATAATGGGGTGAATTAACACCCCATTATTTTATTCTCCCCAAGCCAACCACGTTACAAGTAAATGAGTTGAAGCTGTAGAACTTCCGCCTGTATTGTCTATATAACCATCTTCCACAATTAATTGTCCAGAGTTTGTGTTAGCTACAAACTGACTCGTAACCTCTGATAAAGCGTAAGTACTGTCATCTTGAGAAAGTACACTTACTAACTGATCATTCTTTTTGATGTTGCTTACCGCTATTTTACCGGCTGTGCCACCTGCCACAAACTGTTGCCGTACAAACGGTGTGCTTCGTTTAAGTAACTGACGCCATACCGGGAAAGCTCTTTGCAACCTTGCTTTAAAATTCATTTTTTGCTCCCATCATAGGTATACCGCCCCCATGCGGAGGCGGTTATTATTCTATTCCCTACAAATCTTAGAACCAGCCAAGATTCGATGGAGAAACATTCTTAATACGGATATGCTCTACCGGTTTTTTCAATCCTAAACCTCCAAAAAGAAGCATAAGGAATGGATACACCGCAGCAGTTGTAGGATAAAGGTTGAACTTCATCATCGGTAAGAACTGAAACCACTCAATGGCGTCATATACCGCGCCCATAGTAAGTAAATAAACATCCGAACATCCTGGTAAATCCCAGTTTCTATCAATCACGTCCATAGGTGAACCTGTATAAGGCACTGTAAAAGCATACCTTACTTCGGCGCCGGAACCTCCGCCTTTCTTTGACCTATAAACTTTATAAGCAGTAGGCGCAGGAGAACCGGCTGTAACCGGAAGAGTTACATTATCTCCGGCCGCAACCCCGGTAACAACCGCCTCTGCACTAGCAATGGAATCACCATACCGATTAACTGCAACCACTTTATACACATAATCTCCAGCATCTCCACTAGTAAAATTGGCAGTGGCATCTACAGGACTTGTTGCAGAACCTATTGTAGGCTGCCCTGGTCTTTTAGATGTTAAAACAGACGCTACAGGGGTATTACCTTCCTGAATAAATATATCGTCTTTAATATCCAATGTTCCAAAAGGAGTAGGATACTTATCAAATACAGTTGCTCCAAGTCCGGCTTCCCGTGCTTCAAACCGTAATCTGTCTTTTATCAGCTTCTGAAAGTCCTTCATTACCATAGTCGAACCAAGGAACAAAGAACCTTTTCCATAGTTATTACGTATAATACGCATACCTTCGGTCAAGTTATCTTCAAAAGAAGCCGAATCCGCGCTTGCCCCTCTTAAATCAAGTACATTAGAAGCAGGTATCTGCGCAATTAGCCCATCAGGTTCCTCTGCTACATTAGCAGAATTACCGTAAAAGAGCCCCCGTTCCACATTTCTGATAAGCCAAAGTGTTCCGGCGTTCTGCTCCAAAGTCATAGCGTCTTCTATTGAATTAGATATTGACATCTGCAAAGTTACTTTACGTAAAGTCTGTAAATACTTTGCGGTCATATATTTTCTTTCAATAGTCTGATCCGCCTCTTCACTATCACCACCTTCAGGCACCCAAGCACCGTCTGCGGAACCTACTCCCGTTCTTGTATCCCACTGATGCACAGGGGATTTAATCGGCTGTTTCTTCAAAGCCTGAAACAACTTAGCTTCATCCTGAGACCATAAGATATTTACTAAAGTATTATCCAAGGATTCAGGAATAAGCGCTCTACCACCTGTAAATGAACCGGCGTCAACACCACTTCCAGCAGTAAGAGCTTTTTGCAGTGCCTGTAAGCTTTCAATGTTACCAGCATCTGCAAAGCCTGTATAATCAAAATCCAAATTTAAGCCACCCATTATTTAGCCTCCTTTAATAAGCTCATTACTTTCATATCAAGCGCATCCTTCTGTTGTCCTAATGAACCGGAATTAACACGCCCTTCTATTTTACCAGCTTCTAAAAGAGTAATTTTATTACTCTGTAACCATTCTCTGCTTTTGTTTAAAACCTGCATTCCTGTCATTTCCGGTAAATCTTCCGCAAACCTACTTTTCTGTAGGCTTCTTACCGAACTTATAGGTAATGGAGTTTTAGCAATTTTTTCCGTCTGTTCCGCCACCGATTTCTGAAGTTTAGCCTGTACAGTTAAGAGTTTACCCTGAGATTTAACCAACTTCTCAAGTTTAGCAATCTTAGCTTCCTGTGCAACCCTATTATTTTCTATAACAGTGGTTAAAGATTTAACAAGCTGTCTTAGGAAAGGTTCAACATCCATAGCTGCCTCTGCATCTTCGTCTTCGTTCATCCAATCATCTAAAGACTTTTTTACGTCCTCATCCTCTTCATCTTCGTCTATGCTTCCGTCTTCATCACTGTCTTCACTTTCCGGTTCGTTGTCTTCATCATCGTCCGGTGAAACTTTTTTAGGCTTTTTAGCTTTTTCCAAATCTTCATCCAATTCCAATGATTTAGATAAGTCTTCTAAAGCTTTATTAAAGTCTTCCTCTAAAGTAGTTTCATCAACTACTTCTTTCTGTGTATCTTCTTCCATAGAAGTTACCTCCTGATTTAATTTATCTTAGTTTATCAACAACTAAGGGTATTTTGCGTGCAACATAATGCACTAATTGAGATGCCATATAGTTATCATAACCCCTGTCCAACACAAAATTAAGCAAATCATTATAATTTTGTATGTTTTCCCTACGGATACTTTTAAGCAAGTCTGAAAAGAAAGTTCGCATATCCTCTCTTGGTATGGGAGGGAAAGAATCTACTTTAGAACCTTGCAAACTTTCACCTATTAATGCTCTTCCGCCTGTAAAATTGGCAGCGTTTACGCCATTACCCGCCATTAAAGCTTTAGCAAATTCTGCAAAGGGAACAATCTGTACTTTTCCTAATGTTCCATCGTTCACAGGTTTAGGAGTAATTGCAGTTTCATCCCATATTACTCTGGATATTCTGCTATGAGCTTTTTGAAGTATCCCCCCTCCAATAGATGCACCTAATTTCTTAGCTTTTGAAAGTATGTTTTTCCACAAAGACTTGGCTATATCATTCTCTTTATACAAGAACCCTTTCACCAATGTTCTGTTATCCGGCGTAAATTTAACTTCCAACGGTTCACCTATGATAAATTTAGGGTCATTCGTAAGTTTGTGCTTGTGGTCATAAGAAAGAATGCCATGTGATAAATAATAATCGGATGCCTTTTTCAAAGCATTCATTTCTACCACTTCATCTTCCTGATCACGCAACTCATTAGATGCTTCCAAATAAACCACCCATCTACCATCCTCTTCTACACCTTTTATTAAGACGTTTCCTTCAAATGGAGAATAAAATGGATTATTCAGTTCTTCTATAATTCTCATAATTCATTCCTAAATAAAAAAAGCCTATACCCCCTTATATGGAATATAGACTCTCTTTGGAGTTCAAATATTCACTATCAATTTACCACACCTTCTACACTTTGTTTCAATCATGGCATGGTCTAAGTTTAATCCTTTCATTAAAAGAGCACCACAATTACCACATCGTAACTCTTGCAAATCCCCTTTAGAAACGATTAACTTAATCTTTCTACTGTAATTATACCTTGTTTCCAAAGATTTTTCAACCTTTGTTTTACCAACCATACGTTTATAGATGCCTACTATATATTTCCAGTTTTCAGCCTTCCCTTCCTTAGCAGCTATATCTTTAGCTTTTTTCCATTTCTCCTCATCTATAGGTTCACCCATAAACATTTTAGGCATAATTAATCCTATTTAAATAATTCAGGGAAAGCTGTTTTAAAAGCCTCATGTTGCGCAGCACTGCTTACCTGCATAGAAAGAAACTTTATTGCAGCTTTCAGCATTTCAACAGAAGGCTGATCCATAGTTTTAACGGTTGTAACCGTAGCTTTTTTTGACTTAGCGTCATCTGTGCTTGTTGTCTTAAAACTTCCTTTTGCGTTTGTACCTGTGTCCATTATTTACTCCTTAAAAATAAAATATTTCTTATTATAGTATATCATACTTTTTCAAATAACAATACTTATTGTTCTGTTAAACCTCTATTCATAGAATCCCTTAACATAGCTTCATATTTTTCAAATCCAGGGGTATGTTCAACTGCGGTACATCTACAATTCTTGACAATAACACCATTGTCAATATATAATCCATATATATCATCCGTGACGTCGTATACAAAACCATCATAATTGGAAAAAGAAATATGAGTAATCTTATCATTGAACAAAAGACTATCAGTTTGCTTGTCAGTAGTTATATTAATGGAAAATCTATTAAGAAACTTTCTGCTGAGTTCGGTATAAACCGGAATGTTATTAGAAATAGACTCATAAAAGCCAATGTCCATATTAGAAATCGTTCGGAAGCTATGTATATCAGAATGAAAAATACGCCCCCAGATATTAGGAAGCAACTCACTATTGCTGCACATATTGCTAAAAAGGGATCGCATATTCCCACTTCCCAACTCATTATTAGAGCTATTCAAAACCAATCCAAAGGAATTCTTAATACTACAGAACAACTGTTGTTTAGAATGCTCCAAAAGCAAGGTTTCCATATAACTCCCCAAAAGGCTATAGGCATTTACAACTGTGATCTCGCCATTAATGAACCTCCCATCGCCATAGAAATCTTTGGAGGACACTGGCACTCTTATGGAAGGCACGCTGCTCGTATGTTGCGCCGTTCTAAACAAATTCTCAATAGTGGGTTCTCTTTGATTATAATATGGGTAGATGCTTTGAAGTATCCGCTTACTATCGGAAGTGCTAACTACATAATCTCCTACGCTCAAAAATTTAGCAGAAACAAATCCGTTAGGAGTCAATATAGGGTGATTCTCGGTAATGGAAATATTGCGCCCACTACCAAAAGTTATTTTAACGATCCTGCCTTTATAACGACTTTGCATAATCCAACTGGGTAAAAAAGCAGAAACTTTTTGGTCTGGAAGTAAACAATGTGGATGCATTGGAAACGCAGCCCACCAATTTGCTCTATTTCTACCATAGTTGCTTTTACCAACCCAAATAGCAGTATAAGTTTCTCCATTTATTGTTACTTGGTCCCCTCCTGATTCTGGAGGCGAAGGTAATAATACAAATATCTTATTGTTTATTAAACGTTGGCAAGCTTGGCACGCATCCGGTGCAGATACTCCTTTTAAAAAAGTTGGTTCATCTCCGTTATCCTCTAACATAGTTTGAAACATTCCATTATTTTGAGCTGCACTTATTTCTGTTTCAGCTATTCTGCGCCAGTCTCTGTTCCAACTTCCAAAAGTATCAAATAATTTACTCTGTAATTCATTACCACTAACCCTATTTCGTATAGCCGTTTGTATAACGTCATGTATCTGTTTATATTGTTTATTGCTTAAATCTACTATTAATTCACCTGCATGTTGATCAGCAAAAGTTTTAATGTTTTCCCAAGTATCTCCTTTCAAAGTCTTTTCCGCAGCAACCACTTTAGGGGCAAGAGAATCCCAAGAAGCATTAACCGCAAATTCAGTATCCATTCGTTTTAACACTTTTCCTAATGCTAAAGCTTTTAAAGCAATTCTATCCTCTTCATCTTTATAAATATAATCAAAAGCATTTGTAATGTTAGTTTTAAGTATCTTCCATTCTTTATTAGTTAATGGTTTACCTGTTTTAGGGTTTAAATATATGTTTCCATTCAATCTAAAAATAGCATCATCTTTTGATTTAACTACTACCACCCATTGACGTATAATAGATGTATATAATTTGTGTAGAAGTTTCTCTACTCTTCGCTTACTGATACGTTCTAAATCTCTAACCGATCTATAGGCTGATATTTCCTTATTATGCGTATCAAAATTCATAGCTTTGTATAGTGTTTGTATGGCTTTCTCAAACTTTACTTCACTTTTGGTTTCGGCGTCATCTATTTCAACTATAATTTTACTCATTTAACACTCCTAAGAAAATTACGATAACCTTTAGACCTATTTAGTTGCCCTAACAAATTATTTCGTGTCTTTTTACCAGTTATATGATGACTTAAAAAAGCAGGAGCGTATTCATAAGGAATATTTATTTTAACTTCCGCATTAATTGATTTACGTTTCTTGTTAATAGTAGTTTGTCGGAGTAATACCTGTATTCCAGTTTCAGTAGGTTTCCAGGGTATTATTGTATGTCGTAATAACTGCCCTACTTCCCATTTTTTATGACTATCCGGTTTCCCCCTTACTATTGCAGCCGTTTTATTTCGTAACATAGCTTTTATCTGTTTAAAACTAGGCAACTTCTTCATATCACCCCACCCACCTAATTTATCTTTTGCAGTTTTTAATCTATTAGCAGAAATTACGGGCACTTCAATTAATTCATTTTTATAATAAATTTTTCCAGTTTTACTTTGTACTTTGAGTCTAACCCTTGGCTTTGTATTCCCCCAATATTCTCTATGAAGCATCACCAAAGCTTTCCCAACCATAGTGACCGCTAACTTTTTAGCATCCACAGGCTTATCCGTTTTATCAATAGCCTGTTTTATCTCTCTAAATAAATTACTTGCAGCATTGTAAGAAGTATTACCTACGTATTTGGTAATAGCTTTAAAATCATTTAGCTTATGGCTCTGTAAAACACCATCAATAACATCTCCTAAAGAAGTAGTCAAAGCATAATTCATATACTGATTAGCTTTTTTATTTCTCTTCTGTATAAACTTATCCGCAGTATGTACTACTACCCAAAGTTTACCAACTTTTTTACGAGTAGTACCATCCTTCCATTTTCGTACTGTTCCTTCTGGATAAGCTTTATGCTTAATTAATATTTTCATGTTATTTCTACTTTAATATACGAACCGTTATAAGATTTAGGTAATTCTTCAATAAAAGCTCTTCCATTTTCAGGAGTAACCCTACCTCCTTTGCTTGAAGGAAAACCTTCTTCTAAATCTTCTTTAAGAATATCATATACTGTTTCTATCTTAGCAACTCCGTTTTTAAGCAAAGTTATAGTAGCTACTAAATCCTTTGTACCCCCGGAAAAACTATACATTTTTGCTATCATAACCACTCAGCTCCTTCTTCTTTTATTATTCTTAATGCTTCATTATTTCTTAAAACATCTAATGCAGGAATAACACCTTTTTTTTGTATATAATTAAGTCGCATAATAAAAGCATTAACAGCCTTATTTTCCAATCCCAATTTATGTAATCGATTAATCAGTTTCGTTTTTTTATCATCTGTTAATTTTTGAATAGTCGTGTCTTTACAAGTTTTTGTTAACGGTGTATCAGCACTCATTAAAGAATATACAGAATCATATTTACCTTTTTCTTTTTTATACCGCAACATTATATATTTAGAGTATACATAAGAATTATAATCAAACGTACTTGTAGGTAAAGTCAAACCATTATCTACCAAATACATTTTATTTATATACCCTTCTCGACTTCTGGAAAATAAAAAATTACCGGAATGCCGGTCTGTATTAAATATTAAAAAATCCAATAATGTCCCCTTTTCAAAATCAAATATATCTGCTTCTGTTGATAAAACATTATCTGCAAACATCGCCCCTTCTTCTGACCTACCTATAATCATTTGCATTGAACCTTCATCTCGCATTACAGTAGGAGGTACTAAATTAATGTTTAAAGCTTTAGATATTTCATACGTAGCAACTTCTCTAACATATTGCGTATCGTCTGGAATACCGTTTCTCAGTTCTCTACGTTCTGTATTACGTGGTTTAAAAATAGCTCGTATTTGTTCACCATCATCATTTTCTAAAATTACTATAAAACTACCGTTAATTCCACTGGAAGGGTTCCTCCACATATCTACTATTTTACCTTTTTTAAGCAAACTCAATTGTTTAGATTCTGTCCAACTTTCATAAGGATATATAGTATCCTCGAACAAATATTCATATTCAGGATCGTAATTATAATCTTTCCTCAATAAAGATTCCAACCCTTTTGAAAAAAAGGATTCCCCTTCTCTTATTGTTTCTGCAAAAATATCTTCAAAGGGATAATCCATTAAAGGCACACTACGAATAGCATTTAACTCAACCTTTCTTCTTTCTACCGAAGCCAAATGGCGTATCCTATAATTATGTAAAAATTTTACAATATTCATAAAAGGAATATGATAATCTCTTGAAATCTTTTTAAGATAATTAATATCTTTAGTATTCCACATTCTTGGATTTAAAAGCAATTCAGCAGGAGAAGATTTTAATTGCTTTAATATGTTTTTTCTTTTAAGTTTTCCAGAAGATAATAAATTATTATACACAGATACCATAACTGAATAAAAATTATTTTTATCAATATCTGTATTAAACAGCGTATTAACCCAAGGAAACTGCAATAACTTATTCATCAAATGTTCTGCAAACTCTTTATTATTCATTTTTGGACTATGCTGATTTTTTATAGGCACCCACTTACCATTTATCTTCTTACGTTTTATTCCATCCTTCCATATACGTACAGAACCTTCTGGTAATTTCCTACCTTTGCGCAGTATTAACTTCATCACTTATATCCTTTTCTATAACGTGCTCATTTTGCAAAGATTTATGTGCAGTAGTACGATTAATTATAAAATCTACCCCTAACCCTAATAAAAAAGTAAGTAATAATCCTATCATACTCAATAAAGCACTTCTAATAAACTTATTCATACTATCTATAGTTCTACGTAGTTCTGCATGTGCTTTAAAATTATCATCTTTGAACTCTTCCAATTTCTTATCCATATCATTAAATCTATTCTCATAACCATTAAAAACTTTACGCTTTATTGCTCCTATATCCTCCCGTTGTGCTTCTAACTTTGTCTCCATACTATCAAACCTCGAACTGCATACTAATTTATACATGCTTTTTTCGTCTTTCATAAATCTACTCACTTTTTCTTTGGATACGGTCAACAATTTGATCACCCCCTACCCAAGTAGCTGATATAACTCCGGCAGAGGTATATATGGCGCTAGCTCCGGGTATTGTACTTGATTTATTTAGATATAATAACACTATTTGTGCAACTACAATAAACATAGCAAAAACCGTCCACATCATAACAATATAATATGCCCTATCCAACCATTTTCGTACCCAACTTTTACGTTCTGTAGTAACTTCAGGTTTAGTAGGGTCCTTAACTTCCTTTTGAATAACTTTTAATTGCTGTAGTTTATCCATTTAAAACCTCGCTTTCATTAATAAATGTCGTTTAATTAAATGTATAATAGCTTTTGCTATATTCCACAGTTTCATACTAAACTTAAAAGGTTTTCCATGTATATCAATTTGTGTATAAAAATCTTTGGCTTTCGGTATAAACTCATATCCACTACCCCTCGCATCCACTTCCCCTTTATGTTTACCTGTAGTATAAATTAATTCATTGTTTCCTTTATTACTAAATAACACGCTATCTTGATTAAACATATTTCCTATTTCTATCATTTCTCTTTTGTTTGCGTCGTGAGTCATTACAATTATACTATTTTCAGGAAGTCCCTGATATTTACCTATCGCGGGAGTATAAATAAACCCTCTTTTTATTAATTCCTGTTTCAATCTTAAATGGCGTTTAGCAACTGCTTCTTTAGACAAAGCTCTATCTTCAGGAATATTAGGATTAACTCCAGCACTCAAAAAACAATAAGTAGTGTTTTCTAATATCAACTTCAAATCTTTAACAGATGATATTTTTTTAGGACCTCCTTTACCAGGTTCCCTCCGTTTAAACATAGCTTTCAATGCAGGTAAACTATGATTTAACACTTTATCAGAGATTCTACCTTTTTTATTAAAATAAATATATTTTTTCTTACCGCTTTTTGTACGCTCTATTCTAATAAACTTGTGTGTTCTACTTTTAATGACCACCGCCAACGTATTCATCTCCTATATTATATAATTTAGCCCCGGTTATACTTTCGTTACATACCGAAATAGTTTTAAGTAATTGCTCACGCTCTACAAGCATATCCGCATATCTATCTCGTAGTATATAATAGGCTTCACTAAAATCCCCCTTATCTAAATATGCTTGTAACCTCATTCGCATAGCTTTTAAACCATTATTAATTTTCGCCACTGTTTGTTCCGCCTTATTGCGTATATTTTCCTGCTCAATAATAATAGATTGTTTATAGGCTTCACCGCGTGCTCTTTTAATATCTATTCTATCAGCGTCTTTATTAAGCAGTCTTTGCACTCTCTTTAATCGCATCACTTTCTCCTGTTTCGTATTTTCTCATTAATGCTAAAAATCCACTCTCATCCATGTTTTCTATCTCTCTTGGATTTCCCATCAATCCCATTTCTCTTTTTTTAGTATCAAGTATATCTTCTCTTCGCATATCATAAGGATTATGCCCGGATAATACATACGTTTTTACATCTTTATTTTGACCTTTTCTATAAATACGTTTATTCCTCTGATCAAAAGAAGCATAAGTATCCGGTAAATCTAATTGAAAAGTAACAGTTCCACCACCTTGTAAATTATGCCCTGCCTCTAAGGATTTAGTACCTATAATAAACCTTAAAGGATTGCCAGGATCATTAAAAGCTTGCTTTACCTTCCTTACTTCGTTTGCTCTACTGCTACCATGAATCAAACCTACAGAACCTTTACCGAATTCTTGTTCTAATCTCTTTTTAGCAGTTTGCATAGCAGATAACCCAGTAACATGAATAACAGCTTTTTCTTCTGGATGTTTGTTGCGCATTATATCTACTATTTTACTTATTTTAGCGTTATCTTGGCTATCAGTATTTTGAATAATTTTATAATTACGGGCGTCTCTACGTGCGGATGCGCCTATTCGTTTGTTAGCTTTTTCCTTTCTATATATGTCTTCTGATTGTGCGTACATTTCCCTTTGCCGTTTAGATAAATTAACTCGCAACATCTCTATATCATTATGCACTGGTAAATGGTTTTTCTGGGTATAAACCCATTTAGATATGTCTTTTCTAAAAGCGTCATTACTTGAATCAAAAAATATACCTGTACTTTGGTTCAATCCTTTATATCTTTTATTAAAATCTGCTAAACTACCTAGTGTATGTTCAGGGTCTATAAAATTAATTTTTTTATATACTTCAGATTTATCGTTTTTAATATTAGTACCTGACATCCCTATTTTCATAGGAATATCTTTAAGTTTCATCATTCCTTTATATCTTCCTGATTCCGAACCTTTACTTGTCATTTCATGTATTTCGTCCACTACTATCATATCATAATTTGCGTTCTTAATAATATCGGCATCAGTCCTTAATTGGTCATGTCCTATAATCGTAATACCATCTTTTGCATAGTTAGCTATCCGTTTAGTTTTATCTGTAGTAGGGGGATGCACTAACTTTTGATTTTCATCATCCAAAAATACTTTACGTTCTGAATACATTTGTGTACGAAGTTTAGCGGGTGTAACAATCAATACTTTTTTAGCACCACTGTTGTGAATGGCTTCCATAGCGCCTGTATATGCCAATGCTGTATTATGCGTTACAATAAAATCATCTGTAATATAAGTTTCTGTATCTGAATCCACTTTAATACATTGAGTTAGCGCATCCCGTGCATATTCTACATTTATTAAATTACGCAAAGGTCCATATTTTACATGTTTATTCCACTTTTTTACTTTACGTGGGGTGGAAAAAGGACATATATTTAATGATATTGTTAAGGTATAATGCTTCTTCATCACAACACCATTCAATTTTGGATACTTAGAATGCAGTTTAACTGTACCTCCTAATGACTGAACTAATGTTTTAACATCGTCTATTAATCTTTTAGAACTACTACTATATTGAATGATCATACCATCTTTAGAAACCCAACCATCTGTATCCATCAAACCTTGCAATAAGGCAAGTCTATCTGAAACACTTGAATATAAATAATCTTTAGGAATAAACTTATATTCAGATTTTAACCCTATTAAGTTTAACTTATTTAAATACTCTCTTAATTCATTCTTTAATGGTACGCCTCCACGTTTCCAAGCCTTATTTACTAAACTATAATCTACATTATCTCCTTTAGCTTTGTTCATTTGAATAGAAGAAGGTACTAATTTAGACAGTTTACCAATAATAAAAGCATCTTCAGATGAAAACCGCACAGTACTTCTAGTTAATCCTCCATCTCCTAAAATCGCACCCAATACATATGGAGAAATATCTATCATTCTTTTATTAAACATTACGGGCTTAACTTGAGGTATCCTATATTTATAGTGATGACCTGTCATTAACCCTTTTTTTGAGGGCGCACCTCTTCCCCCTCTGTTATTACCAGTAATCATTTCTTCTAGTGTAAGAACTCTCCAATCTTTTTTAGCGTAAATATCATAAGGTTTTTTAACCCTCCATAAATGTTCTAAAGTACATTCTGTTCTACTTCCATCAGAAAAAGTAAGCTTATAAACAGATTGTTTACCTTGCGGAAACACCCCTAATACTTCAACAGGTTTACCATTACCATCAATAACCAAATCTCCTTTTTTAACATCCCCCATCAAAACCCAACCATTAGGGGTTAATATTTTAGAATCCAAAGGTTGTGCTTTCCCCAGTCCCGCCTCGAAATCTAATAACACTTTCTTATTATTCTTAAAAAACCTTAAACCAGCCTCTTGCGCAGGGTCTAACTTTATGCTCTGTTTAATCCCCGGAGGTTTATATCCTGTATTCTCTTTATGCGCCTTAATTAAATCGTTTAATCTCTCTTGCCGTCTATTAGCCTGGTTATTTGTAAAAAAAGATGTTATTGTACTTCGTGGAATTTCAATAACCAATCGTTTACCTTTACCTCTTTGATATGTCTTTATAGAATAGCTGCCTCTTAATAAACCAGCCGCTCTTGCCTTCTGTCTAGCTTCTAATAAGTTTTTTCCAGCATCTATAACAACCCTATCCTGAGGAGATTCTTCTAAAGCATTTATTAAATGAGCAACTCCTCTTAAACTTCCAACTGCCATTCCTAATGCTTTCTGCCCCTGTACTATTTGCTTTAAAGCGTGCCCATTAGCAGAGGCTTTAGATAGCAATGCTGCACCATCTTCTGAATCAACAGCTAATGATCTAAGCACATCTGCTTTTTCCATTCTACTATCGAACTCTTTAGTAGCTTGATCCACTACTTTTTCTCTATATTGTTTAGCATAATCAATTAAAGCTTTCCGTACTACTTCGCCTCTACCATCTAATTGAAGTTTAACAGAAATAGTACGTGCTAATGCTTCAATGCCTAAGTTCTGTACTACATCTGCATTAAAAAGTGCACCGGTTCCGTACACCTCACTCAGTATTCCATTTAAAGCATTAACTGCCCCTGTATCAATATGCTTTTGAATACTTAACGCTTGAGCGTTTAATTTATCATACATTTTAACATTCTTTTGTGTTTCTATGTCTTCCCTAACTTGTTTCAGTATATCAGAATCCAATGATTTAGAGTTCCCTGCAAAAACATCACCTTCTTTTAATCTGGTAGAATATTCCGCTCTTTCTTTACCAAGTTGTTTAAGTTGTTTATTAAACTCCTTTTTAGCTTTTAGTATTTCCATAGCTTTTTTAGTATCCAACAGTTTTTTAGCACTTACCTTTCCGTTAGGGTCTAAATCATCTCCTAAAAAATCTTTAGCAAGCACGTCTACAGCACTTTGCTCCGCTGTTTTTATTTTCTTCTTAACTTCTTTTTCTATCTCTTTCGCCTTTTGTTTTTCTATATCTTCTTTATCTGCTTCCGATATTCTCCGTTTCTTTTTAGCCTCTACTTCCTTACGAGCTCTACGTTCTATTTCATCCATATCCTGTAATGATATTTTAGATTTTAAATCAGATATAGATGTACCTAAAATACTGGCAACTTTTTCAGCGTAGCTTGAGCGTAGTTTACGTTTAGCTTCTACTATTTTCTTACGTTGTTCTAACTGCTCTCGTTTCTCTTCCGGTGTCAACTCATTGAAAACTTTCTTAGCTCTTTCTTTACGTTCTTTCTCTTTTTGAGCATACTCTTCTTTACTTAATAATTTATCTAAACGTAAATGGTTTAAAGCACCACCAGCCCCGCCTACTACAACATAACCACCATCTGCTAAACCTTGAACTAAAACATGGTTACCCCTTATAGTAACCCATCGCATATTTTTGTTCTTCAAATCTTCTGCACTGTAATATGCCTTGTTCAACCTACCACTTACACTTATTTTACCTTTCTTACGTTTTATATGGTCTTTGAAAGTATCCATATCATATTCGTCCATACTTCCAAAAAATCTAGGATCGTTATAGTGCATTAAATATGCTTCTTTAGCTTCTTTAGGATTATCAAAACCCAGCATAACTTTATCTTCGTCATACTCCCCTGTCTTAGGATTTTGCTGTCGTACTACAAACACTTTCCGTGAGTTTTTGTTATCACCTATATAAACATCCACGTGTTCACCATCTGCACCTTCAGTTAAGCGAATATATCCATAAGGATATTTCATTTTCGTTTCCCCATGTTCATCTTTCATAGGATCATACCAATGTCTCACACTTCCTTTTCGGTTTTCTATAGAAATAGGCAAATCTTGGAAAGTAGTTCTCCCTTGTAGTTTATATGCTTTTTCCAAATTTCTAGGAAACCAATAAAATAACTGCCATTTAGAATCTGCAACCACATACCAATTATTTTTGTGTTTTAATAAAGTATGCTCAGGTGTTTGCGCTTTAAATATATTAGTTGTTTTAGGGTTAAATGTACCAACATTGTCTACAGCCTTCATTTGTGTAGGTTTAAATGCAATCCAAACTTTATGCTTCTTACCCTTCTTATCCATTAAGCCCCCTCCTATATGAGTAAACCCATCACATCCTGTATGTTTCTTAACTAATTCAATAAACCGTAACCGTGTAGGTCCTTCCATATCATCTTCTTCTTCTGTTATCTTAGCAAAAACCGCCATATATTCCCTATATGTTTTTGCCTCCTTTAACATTAACCGTAGATTTTTCTTGTTAAGTTGCATCCCCGCTATTTTTGCACGAGATTCCAAACTTTTAACACCTTGTTGGATGTGCCTAACCATATCTTTATCTTTTATAATTGTCTTTTTTAAATCGAGCGGTATTTTTGAATCTAAATCCAAAGGTTTACGAATATTCAAATAAAGTTCGTATATTTTAGGCTTTAATTGTTTAACTGTTTTTTTAATATCTTCGTACACTCTCCAATCCGTAGTTAAATATGAACTGTTTCTATATTTAGATTCATCAATAAACTTATTAATTGCTGCGTTATCTTTACTATGTGTTAAATAATAATCTAAATTATTAACTCTCTTTTTAGCAGCAAGATATATACGATAAGCACGTTGTGCTGCTGAATGAGTTCGAGAATCTTTTACCTTTTTATACTTGGTATAAAACTCATAAGCGTTCTTAGCCTCTTTCTCATTTATCTTTTTATATTTCTTAAATATTCTTAATACCTTTTTCTTTTCTTCAGAATCATCTAAATCAAAATAATGAGTATATACTCGTTCAACTCTACTTGTTGGATTAGCATATTGTTCAGCTATAGATTTATCTTCAGTAAAATAAAAGCCACTACCAAACAACCCCGGAGCTGCATACTCCTTTTTAAAAGATTTAAAACCACCAAAAGATGTACCATGATACACTTTTATAGGTGCGGTATTGTATGTCTCTTTAGGTTTCCCAGTTTTTTTATCCACTACTTTACTTGCATTATTAGGATCATTTTCCCAATCTCCAAACCATGCTTTAAAAGCTTTTGATCTAACTCCATTTTGTTTATAATCTTTCTCCGGTGTTAAAGTCTTATTGTTTTCTTTTTTATGAATTGTTTTAGGCTTTGCTACAGGTATCCATTTACCATTAGCTACTTTCTTTTTTTTAACACCACCTTGTGTTCTGATAGTTCCTATAGGAAAAGATTTAGATTTAAATAATCTATTTAATAAACCCATTTTTTAATTTCCTCTTCTCTTTCAAAAAAACCACATATCTACTCTTTAAAAGTTTAGATATACCATAAGTGTAGTCTCCTAGTCCCCCATTCATAACTTTATAAATAGCTTCTTTTTTAGTATTACATGTATAATGACTTGTGGGTTTACCATCTACAGAAAATATGCTTATTTGCCATTTACCTTTTTCTCTAGATGAAGGATGAACCATAAATTTTAAATCATTACCTTCCGGTTTCTCAAACACAATAACCCTTGCATTCTGTGTAACTTTATCTAAATATCTTTTCATCTTTGCTGTATATTCACTTCTAATCTGTACTAACTTTTTGGCTCTTTCCTTATCCATTTTAGCCACTTTAGCATATTCTACAAAAGATATAGGTTTCCCTAAAATATCTGCTATTGATCTAATATTTTTAGGCTTGTTATAAGAATATCGCCACTTACCGTTTTTGTCTTTCCACCGATGTATATACTTAGCTTTTTCCAAAGGCGCTATTAAACTCAAAATAGATTTAATAACGCTATTACCTATATACTTCTTCAATATTCTACTTAGCCTACCACCTTTACGTAGCATTTTTATATCAGGAGATACTTCAGGAAAGTCCCACCCATAAGGGCTAGTGTTATGGTCTATTTTATGTTCAGCTTCATATTGAATCTGTTTTTCTGAAGTTTCAAAAAAAGGATGCCCCCCTTTCCAAGCCACATAGTTTCTAAAAGTACGTGCAAATATTTCTGTAGGCTGTCGCCAATATGAAGCTTCTTTAGCATATTTTACTTTTATTTGATTTCTTACAGGAATATCACTATACCAAAGCATAGTATCTTTTGCAGTTTTTAAAATATCATTTACAGCCCATTTAAAGCCTTTTACATTATTATATTTTTGAACCTTTTTAAAATCCATAACAAACTTATTCGCATCCAAAAATAATTCAGGAAATTTAGTGCTTAAACCCTGTGATAACTTCATTAAATCTTTTTCAGAAATATCTGCTAACGAAAGAAATGGTCGTTTGTTTTTTAAATAAATGTCTGCTTTACCTTCTGTCTCTTTTGCATGTTGTAACGAAACATATAATATAACATTAGCTATAGCCTTTATTGCTTCTTTACCATCTTTAGGTATATCCACCCCTTTATCAGATAATTTATCTATATCGTATTCCATATTTTTAAGTGCTCTTAGGTAACCACTTTCTAATGCTACTGCTTTAGCTGATTTAATTACCTCAGAACTTGTATTCTTTTCTATTTTATC